GCCGTGTTTTTACCCTGCACAAAAATGGCTATTCAGCCAAAGCGCGCTTGACGTTTATCAAGTAAAAAAGGAGCAATAAAATGAAACAATTAAAAAATAGCGGTCTTGTATTAATCGCTGCATTAACTACTTTGTCAACATCTGCATTCGCTGCACTTCCAGCATCAGTTGGCACAACTATCACTGGTATCAGCGCTGACATTCAAGATATGTTCGATGCTGTATTTCCAGCAGTTGCATTAGGTGTTGGCTTAACAATCGCTGTAAAACTTTTCAAACGCTTCTCTAATAAGATCTAAGCCATGGCACGCTTGCACATTGTCCTTATCCTTGTCGCAAGCGTTGCCGCTTGCACAACTTCACAACAAAATGCTAACCAATATAGCTACTCACACCCACTATATTTTCAAGAACAGTACAACGTAAACAACAACAATCAATATTTAAATTGGATTGAATGCACACGAAAAGCAAGGGAAAATAATGAAAAATCTTATTGCTTTTAGCTTGCTTTTATTTTCAACATTATCGCTTGCAAATTATCCAGCCTCTATGAAATGGATTAATCCATTTGATTCATCTTTTCCATTATTTGATACTAAAGAAGCAGCTTGTGCACACTATGGCGGTACATATCAATCTGATACATGTGTGGCATCAGATACATCAACAATTCAAATTGGTCAAGTTCCCATTTGTAATGGTCAATCTTCTGGTTTCACAATGATAAACGGTGTTTATATGTGCATTGAAGATACACCATGTCCAGCTGGTCAAACACTCGTAAACAATGTATGTCAGCCAACTCAAAACACATGCAATCAAACTGCTGGCTCTTCTGCTGGCAAATCATGGTATGAAGTTAGTGGTGCTTCTCGTACAGTCTGTAGATCAGGTTGCGAAGTCCTTAGAGATCCTTCACCTATTCTTAATCAAGCATATGCGAATGCGAACTGTTGGCAAGAATCAACTGGTCAGTATGCAACTTCTTCAAACTCACAAATATCAGGCTGTCTTGTACCATCAAAATTTACAGGTGCATCATGCACCGGCACGGATGAACCAAGTGCAACAAGACCACCAGCAACGCAAGAACAACAATGCTTAATAACTGGCGGTCAATGGGGTTCTATCAATGGTCAAAATATATGTTTACCTCCATCAAACAATACAGGCACGACATCAGGCACGCAAACAGGCACAACATCAGGCACGCAAACAGGTTCAACTTCTGGCACTCAATATAATAGCAATCCATCTGATACACCAAGCACAAACACAGGATCAGCACGCGGATCAACTTCATCCAATGCCGCAGGTGGCTTTGACTTCTCACTCGACACCGAAGGACTAGCAACTACAGCGCTACAAACAGAAGGCAATACAACACTAAAAAACATTGAAAATGAACTTAAGTGTGAAGACTGTCAACTTCCAGAAGATAAAACCGAAGAACAACAAAACGCAATTAATCAAGAAGTTAAAAAAACAACTGATTTACTAGACGGTATCGAAGGTGACTATTCAATATTTAAAGAACTAGGCTGGTCAAATTGGATTCCTGATTTTCCAACTTCTTCATGTACAGCCTACACAAGCAATGTGAAAGGAGTTTCATTCACATGGAATTTCTGCCCTTACGTCCAGATGATCTCTGACACAATCGGCTGGCTGTGGGCACTTTTCGGTGCATGGACTATAACAGGTACATTTTTTAGGCGAGGGGATTAAATCATGGGTGCAATATTTAGTGTTATTGCTGGCATGTCCAGTGCAATTTTCGGTCAGTTTCTATTACTTTTTGGCAGAAAATACACGGTAGCCACAGCAACAGTTTTAGCATATATGGCAACTACATTGGCTATGTTGGCTTGTCTTAGATCAATTATTCAAGGTGTTATCAATTTGATCGTTGTTCCTGCTTGGCTTTCAATGCTCGCATGGTTTATTCCAAGCAACGCTATTGGTATTATTTCAGCCATTTTGAGTGCTAGAATTTGTCATGCTGCTTATCTAGTTGCCACAGACAAAATCAAACTTATTTCTCAGTCTTCATAATGCCTGGTGTTTATTTTGTCACTGGTGCTCTGGGTTCTGGCAAGGGTCTTGCTGGCATTTCACAAATACGTGACTATATTATCAATGGATCACGCATTGCTGGCAATATTGACATAAACCTTGATAAATTATGCTCAAAAGTCAATTCAAAAGTAACCTATACCAGAATACCTGATAAACCTACTTTGTTTGATCTCCAGTGCTTAGGCTCAGGAAATGACACTTATGATCCTTATCAAAACGGCTTGTTGGTCCTTGACGAACTTGCTACATGGTTCAATGCTCGTAACTGGCAACAAAAAGGCAGAAAAGAATTAATAGACTGGTTTGTCCATGCACGAAAATTGGGCTGGGATATTATTTTCATGGTTCAATCAATCACAGTACTAGATAATCAACTACTAGATAGCTTGATGGATTATCACGTCGAGATGATGGACTTATCAAAAATAAATATTCCATTTATTGGGCGCTGGTGGAGAAACATAAGCCCATCTAACAGACCCTTAACATTCCCTAAAATCCATCGCGGAATTGTAAAATATAAAAACCTCGTTGTAGCTGACAAATGGACTTTTAGGGCGCGTGACCTATACGATGCTTACAACACAAAACAGGTTTTTGATGATAACTACCCACACGGTGCACATTCACTTTTAAGCCGCTGGCACTTAGAAGGTCGTTACTTAGAAACAAAACAAAAAAAATCAATCAAAGTTTTTAAAACACTATATCAATTTACTGTTTTTAGCGCTTATACGCTACTTAAAATACCATTGCATATACCTAAACATCAACCAATGATTAAAAAGGGCGTGGCAAGCTTGGAATTGACCCCAAATAAGGAACGCCTAAAACGTTCCTCACAAGCAAGATTAAGATTTTTGCAATCTGTAGAAGTGTATATCCCGCTTTAATGGCCACTAAACTCATGCCGAAGGCATAAGCCCGAAGGGCGTCGTCCAGCAATATCTCAATTTAAAAACTCTTTCTTCGCGTCAACAAATCCAGCAAAATTAAAAAACCTGACTACGCGCCATGTAGACAGGTTTTAATATTTTCATGCCCTAAAAATGCTAACGGCTACAGCCTTGCAAATCTCACAAACTAAAACAGCGATGGTTCAATGATAGGCCGCTTAGCGGCCTTTACGTGTCCAGTTACACGTAAAGTATCGGCAAAAAAGTGCCAATTTGCCAACCATCTCAGACCTGTTTTTAAGGTTTTTAACCACTTCGTATAATGTGCCATTATGTTGATTTTAAAAGGTTTTTTATTTATTCCAACTGCGCCTACGCTGTCGGAAAAAGTCACGCAAATTGATGACACGACTATCAAAGTTATCCACAGCCCTACAGTCGAAAAAAAACGCTTAAAATACAATGACTTAGTCTCATTTCTCTGATTTTCGCTTTCTAGCTCGGCAATAATCTTAGTAGGGCTTTCATGCAGTGTTTCAGCTATGCGAAAGCACAAATAGTTATCTGGTTTCAACTTACCTTTAAAATATTGACTCATTGAACTTGTGTCTATATCCCAAACTTTAGCAAGTTTATAATCTGTATCTAAATCAAGCACTTGTTTACATTTTTCTAAATATTCAGCTGTTCTCATAACTACCTCCTAGGAATTAACAAAACTATACACTTAAAAACTGCTTGCATTAGCGAGAATTTATCGTTATATTCCACATAGCGAGATTTTATCGCTATCACCTAAACACAAAAGGAAAACGAAAATGGCACAACCTGAAAACGTACAAACAGTTAATACACCATCAAAACTACAGATCAACGAAGGCATCATCGAAGGCAAAATTAACAGAGTTGAACAGCCTCAAAACTCAGAGTTCACATACTATGAATTTAGTCTTAAAGCAGTTGATGAATATTCCATGCCATCAGTAGTACAAGTTTCACAAAGTGCCAAAGAAAGACCAATTGGTCGCATTGGTGACTTTCTAAGATTGAAAGTTTCACTCGGTGGTTATCCACGCAAAGTAGGTACTAACCGCTATATTTCAAACACATTATCAATCGTTGAAGTTTTATAACTAATGGTCTTTTGTGACTGGCTATCCTGTTACCAAGTCCATCCACGTGGTGGACTTCCAGTTATCAATAATGGCTGCGTAGCTCAATTTGAAGCGCACGCGATGAAATCCATTATTGATGCTGAAACAGGTGAGCTAAAAGTCATGTTTGATCCTGAGAAAATCGAATGGACTACACAAAAACACTTTGATTACGAAGGTTCATACTCAACAAAAATAAGGATTAGATGCGATGGTAACACCGTTACATTTGATGGCAACGTCTCCCGATTTGCCCGTTCTGATAATCTCTTCGGGTATTCCGTTATTGATTGCATTATTCGCGCTAATGACATTCTTAGTGCGCTTGGATTACCACCGTTCACGCATGAACGAGATGCGCCTTCTAAGGATGACAACTATATTGTCAACGGTTGCGTCATCACGAGAATTGACCTCACAAAAAACTATGCAACAGGAAGCAAAGCTAAAGCTTTACGACTAATTAACTATTTCGCTGGGCAAGACTTAGGCAGAAAAGCTACTGCAAAACAATACGGCAATAACGGTGTAAGCTGGAACGAAGGCTCTAAATTTTGGTATTCAAAACTGTATCTAAAATCAGATAGCTTGGGCGAATTTTGCAATAAAGAACTTTCAGAATGGGTAACTGAAAACGGCATATTAAGACATGAGATTAGCTTAAAAAGTCGCTACTTAACACAACACGGATTAAGAAAAATAATCAATTGGAAAAAACGATATGAAACCGAATATTTCAAAGGACTCGACATGGAAAACGAAATTTATGAACGATTCACAGAACCATTTACTCGCGGAACTGCAACTAGAACGCCTCTTGAAGATATCCCAAAAAATCTTGGACGCATTGCAAGAGATTGGCGTTCAGGAGTCGATGTGTGGCATGACAATCAATATTCTGATAGAACACGAAGAGGGTGGCGAAAAGCTTTACTTGCGTATGGAATCGACATCAAAAAACCAAGCAATGTAACACGTTTACCTGTTCGTCTTGAAGTCATTGAACTACAGCCAGCACAAATACCAGACTGGTATTGGGAATTAAGCAAGGCTGCATGATGAAAACTTACTCATTCAATGTCATTTTTCAAAAAACAATAAACAAAACTGTAACAGTCGAAGCCGATGACATATTCAAAGCACATTTAATCGTAAAAAAACAATATCCAACATATGAAGTATTTGCAAAGCCATCAAATAGTCATAAGAGGCTTTACTAATGGCAACCAAAGGTTTTATGTATGAAGGTGTCTGTTATTCATATCCTGAATATTACAGACTTAAAGACACTCTAGACAGCAAGTTTCCCATCTTTGCTGGTAACGGCACAACTTTAAAAGTCTATCAACTAAATGGAGCCACTAACATAACATCACTTGGCAAATACGTACTAAGTGTTAAAGATGAAAATGGTGTAATAAAAGGTATAAATGTTCAATTACTTCAATGTGATTACGACTATCAATCATTCATGCCTTTCAACACCACTGACTTAGTTTTTGCTATCTCAATCATAGCTATATCCCTATACGGCTTTGGACTTGGATTAAAACGATGACAGACGATTTACTAGAAGTAAGCAAATTTTTTATTATTGCATTTATAAGCGGCTTTACGCTTGGACTAATAACGATGCACTTTAGAAGATTTTTCGAATTTTTGTAAAGGGTATTAAAACACGGCTTAATGCCGTGTTTTTACCCTGCACAAAAATGGCTATTCAGCCAAAGCGCGCTTGACGTTTATCAAGTAAAAAAGGAGCAATAAAATGAAACAATTAAAAAATAGCGGTCTTGTATTAATCGCTGC